CAAATGACATTTGATTTAAAATGTTTTTACCAACTAAATGTGATAAATCTCTACCAAGTTGCGTATCAGGTAATTTAATTTCAGTTTGTAAACCTCTTTTGTCTATTTTTAATTTTAGTGTTTTACTTTCTGTTGACGCTAAAACTTGATCTGTATTGTGATTGTACAGAGCAAAAACGTTGTCTTTGTCAATTACATTATCAAAAGACCTTTCATTGATAATTTCTCTATATCCCCCCAGATCATGAGAAAGTGAATTGAAAACAGACGCATATCCTTTTAAAACTGTTGCATCATCTTGTTGAAACGCTTTTAGTTCCATACAATCAAAAATTCTTATTTCTTTTTTTATATTTTTTATTTCTTTTTCCATTTTAATAATTATTGGATTATTTTTTAAACTTCTTTGTTCCTCTTTGATTATTTCGTTTCTTTTTCTTGTTGACCATTTTTGTCCAGCATCATGTCCCCATAACTTCGAAGCAATTAAACCAGCACTTGGATAACCTTCTTCACCTTTTCTATATCCTTTTGCTTGTGAATCAACTTCATGTCTTTCGTGGTATGCATACATTTTTTTTACTAATGATATTGTCAATTCATTATTAATTATTTTGTTTGCAGTGTTTACACCAACATTTGTTCCACCTCTTTTATATTCTTTTCTCAATTTAAGCCCATTTTGTGCCTCTTTCACCATTGCTTTTGTTGGTGTTAAATTTATATCAGCTAGTGCCATCTTCTTTAATATTAAGCATATTCAAAGGTACAAAGTATTCATCACCACCATCTTTAATTTTATTCATATTTTCTTTTAATCTAATTTCATTTCTTGACAAAACACCAAGATTAAATAATTTACTATAATAATCAGCACGACTATTAGCATCACCACGTAAAAAAGCATTCACATTGTGTTCAAAATATGTTTTACCTTTTTGATTTTCAAATATTAATTTTTTATTAAATTCTTGTTCAATTTTAGTCAACAATGGTATAATGCAATCACTTAAAAATTCTTGACTTTGATGTTCTATATTTGAAAATGTTGCACGTGATAATTCAGCAAGTTTGTATGGTGGCACACGCATAATACGTGATATTTCTTGAATAGAAAATTCACGTGATGATAAATAAGCACTGTCTAATGGATTTAATTGTATGCTTTTAAAGTCCATGTTTTCCTCTAGTATTGCTGTTTTAAACTGCCCATTGTACCCTGTGTGATAAGCTCTGTGCCATTGATCAGACAATGTTTTTATTGCGTCTGGACCTAATGTTCCTGGATGTTTTAAAACACCAGTTACACGACAATTAGATTCATATAAATTTTTACCATAATTTTGTGCCGAAATTCCAAGTGCAATATTGTCCCTTGCTTGTGTGATACGACTTATGCCAGTGTAACCATCTAATGTCATATCAGGAATATGAATTATTTGTGATTGATCATAATTTGCTTTTTTATGTGTGTAAATTAAAGAACCATCAATCATTCTTACTCTAATGTCATCAGGATGTAAACAATATAAAGAAATCGGATTGCCTTTGTTATCCCTTTCGATATATGCGTATGCATTACCATATAAAATTAATGTATTAATTAAAGTTTCAAAAAATACATATTTTGTTTGATAAGTGTTTGGTTCATTATTTACTAAAACTTGTAATGGAGAATCCACATAAATTTGTCGCCCATCATCTGTTTTTATATAATAATTTAATGGTAATTGTGCAATTGTTTCTGCAATGACACGAACAGAGCCATAAACAGCCGAAAAAGTTAATGCTGTTTCAGGTGTCACAACAACTTGTGATGTTGCAACCGAATTCATTGCATAATCTACAAAACTACGTTTTTGAGCTTTACGCCCAAATATTCTGTCCAATAGACCCATAAAAGAAAATTTATACAAATATAAGAAAAATATTTTGTATATTTGCAACGTTTGTTTTGGTTTCTTCTTGGTTAATGGGATGCTTTATAGCATCCTGTTAACTTAAATAATAAAAAATCCTTTATTATCTCTTTTATATTTGCTTTCAACTTCTTCTTCGCTAAATATTCTTTCACCAACTGACATAATTAAAGCCATTACAGTGTCTATTTTACCTGTTGATTTTTGTTTAGTCGGTTTTATTGATCCGTTATTATCTGTTAAAATATGAATATTACTAAATTGCCATCTTAATAATTTACAATTATTATATATAAATTCTTTTTTCATTATTTTAGTTTCAAGTTCTTTTGTTGATGGTGATAAACTTTTAAAACCCATACCAAATGCAGACATGTTTATTCCTTTTTCTTGTAAATTTAAAACTGTTGGTGTTGCCATCCATCTATCAAATGCAACTGATTGTATATTATATTTGTTAGATAACTCAACAATTTTATTTTCGATAAATCTATGATCAATAACATTGCCACTTGTAACATATAAATTTTCCTCAAAATCAATATAATTTACACCATCATTTTCAGACGCTTTATTATTCATTTTTTCTTCAGGTAAAAAAGTCCAATGTTTTACAATTATCATTTCATCAATATAAAAATGTAATACAAATGATGACAAATCACGTGTTGATGATAAGTCTAAACCACCCCAGCACTTTTGTCCTATTAGTTTACTATCATCATAAACACCATTACATTTTCTTAATTCGACATCAGGTATAAATGCAATGTCTGAACCTGTCCAAATATTTAAATGTAACCTTTTAAAAGTATTTAAAGCACTTGGCAATTTTGATGCTTTTTCAGATTCTCTTTTTATATAATCTTTTTTTAACGTTACACCATAACTTGGATTTGCTTTTTTCCAGGTTTTTTCACATGTAATGTCATCATCTTCATTTGCTTCATAAATTACTGATAAAAATTGATCATCTTTAATAACACCTTCTTTTACTTTTTTTGCATAATCATACATTTTATAACAAATGGTTTCTTTGTCATAACCTGATGTAGTTATTGCAATTGACAAAGGTTGTTTTCGACTTCCTGTTGATGTGTGTACAACATCCCATAAATTTTCGTCAGTTCCTTTTGCACTATGTAATTCGTCATATATAAACGCTGATGTATTTAAACCATGTATTGTACCTGTTTCTTTTGACAATGGTTTATAAAAAGAACCTTTTGCATTGTAAACAATACTATTTTTATATATTTCAACAAATTTGTTTAATTTTTTATTGTTTTCAATCATTTGTTTAGCACAATCAAAAACTATTTTGCTTTGTTCCCTAGAATTAGCACAACTATAAAACTCATGTCCATAATCTTCTGACATGTATAATAAAGTTAATATAATTGATGCACCTAATGTTGATTTGCCATTTTTACGTGGTAAAAAAATAAATGCTGTCCTATATCTTCGTGTTCCATCTTTATTTTTCCAACCAAACAAAGGTTTAATAATTTCATTTTTTTGGTAGTCTAATAGTTTTAAAGGTTTACCATATAATTCACCTTTTGTATGTGAACAATATGTTTCTATAAATTTTACAGCACTGTTACCAGCTTTTTCATCAAAATAAAATTTACTCACAATTTAAAAGTGTTATCATTAACAATAGGTGCGTTTATTTTTGTTCTCGCTGATGGTGTTAATCCAAATTGACAAGCAATTTTTAAAGCATTAGCCAATGACTGATTTGCAATTCTAACTTCAGGTTTCATTGTTCTTTTTGTTAAAATGTTATCTTCATTGTAAAATTCATCAATCCTTCCATTTTTAAGTAAAAAATTTTCCATTTCTATATATGTTGCCATTTCATTTGCGTATGTTGTAACAAGTGATAAATCAACTAAATGCAACATACCCTTTGCCAATAATTCATTAGTGACAATTAAATATTCTTTTTTAGCAATGTTTGACAATTCAAAAGGTGGATCAGGAATATTAGCCAAAACAGATACTTGCATTTCATTTTCATTAATTCTGCATTTTTGATCTGTACCAGCCATTTTTTTTAATATTGTTGGTTTTGGTGGACGTCCTTTCATAATAGTAATATTTCTATAAACAAAACACCGAGATAAATTCTGATGCTTGTAAAATTTTCAACATCTTCAATTTCATCACATGTTATGCCAATGCAAAATCCTTTTATATAACCAATTCCAAGTTCCATAATCTTATTTTTAAATTAAAACTTTCTATTTTTGCACGTAAATAAACTCCCATAGGGCAATCGTCGCT